TGCGATTACTGGGGGCAGAAGGTCAGACACTGAATGCCTCCGTCATGTTGCGAATGTAGATTTCTCGGATTTCTGGCATGGCTTTTTCGAAGCCGGGGCCGAGGTAAGGGTAGCCGGGCTGATTGTAGTTTCTCTTTAGCGAGTCTTGTCCGGTAAACCCCAGTTCGACGCGGCGACCGTAGACCATGTGCGGCCCGATTTCTGCCATGTAGCGACCGACGCTGATGTTCGTGATGTCGGCCTTGATTGAGCGGGCCAGTGCGCCGGATCGGATGTGAGGCTGCACGCCGCCGACGTGATTACCCTTGCGCACGATCTTCTCGCCTTTGAGTTTCTTCTCGCCAGACGCTAGGACTCGCTGACCGTCTGCGGACTCGACGACTGTGGTGAACTCACGACGAGCGGATTCGACGACCGCTTGGCTCATCTCGGTGATGGCTTTCTTGACGTAGGCGTTCGTCTTGGTCTTGATCTTGTCGATGGCGGTGTTGAACTCTTGGCGACCTTCGAGGATTATTGAGCCTGCCATTCGTGTTCCACCTCCAGCCGCAGGTTGTCGAGTCGTAGCATCCATTCCACCACACCGACCGGCTCTTCCATGTATGCCTCATGGGGCATCGGGATCAGCTGACGATAGCGATATTCACGCCACCAATCAGCCAACTCCGGGTCTACGGGCTCGAGACCTCGACCTGTGAGATGGGCGCGGAGACGTTCGAGCCGTCGCTGGAGGCTAAAGGGTTGACCTTAGCGTCGACGCCTTCATCCTCCGATGTCATGCGAGCGGCCTCTGTCGCTGCGAGTGCGAGTGCTTCGTAGGTCTTGGCAGGTAGATCGCCGACCGTCTCCATCGTTGGCAGGTCGCCGAGTGTCCATTGCTTGACAAGTTCGACGATGCATCGGTCTTGGTAGGCCTCGATGGATGTGCCGTTCTCATCCTTCTTGATCGTCGCCCACGTCTCGGGCTTGGTCTCGTCGAAGCCTGCCGCCGCTAGGTTGCCTGCCTCCACTAACGCCTCGCGAAGAGCCGCCCGGATGCGACGTGCTTGACGCTCGGTCAGTTCTTCGTAAGTGCGTAGCGTTGCTGACTCATTGCCCGGTAACGCGACGATCATGGGGTCTCCCTTCCCTGTTCAGGATTAGTAGGCGGTAGAAATTGCGTTCGTGGCGGTAATCTTGATAGGTGCGTAGCCGCCACCTGCTGCCGAAACTGCGTCGGTGGTGTTTGCTACTGCCATGAACTCGGTCTCGACTTCGACGTAGGCCTTGCCGCGTGTGCGCTTCGGGTTCTCGAACTGCACGCCGCTCATCTGGAAGGCGACCGTGTGCGTGCTGGCTGGGTCGGTAAAGGTCAGGACGACTGCCTTCTGTCCGGCGGTCAGGCCGTAGCCGTTCGATGATCCGTTGTAGAGGATCGGGTCGTTGGATTCGACGACGAACGTGAACTTGCCTTGCACGTTGAGCGGCCCAGCGAAGAGGCGGTAAGGAGTGTTGACGCCTTGCGAGGTGAAGATCGGAGCGGTGCTGCGCTTGATGTCGATGCTTCCGTCCACGACAACGCTGGTCGAGGTGCCACCGATGGTCATTGCCAAGTCCCAACCGGGAACGAAGACCTCAGTCGATGGCGTGTTCGTCGGAGCGGTAATGGCCGTGAAAGGCTGGCCGACCAATTTTGCGCTGTATTCGGCTGCGGCTTCCGCACCGAAGGTCACTGAAAGCGTGTCAAGCTGCGCGTCGAGAATCTGGAATGGGTTCGCGCCGTCGAAGTCTTGAACCGTCAACGCTGGTGGCTGTGATCCAGCCGCTGAGTTGTTGTAAGTGCTGATCGTGTGTACGTACGGGCCTGAGCCGGTGATGGCCTCGTAGCCCAGTGCGGCCTTTGCGACTAATGGAAAGGTGTCAGCGAAGAGGTAGGACTTGAACTCGTAGTCGTCTGAACGCACGCTGAGGATTTCGCCGTAGTTGTCGACCGGCGAGCCACGATAGGCCTCGTCTCGGAGCCACTTCTGTTGAGGCGTGACCTGTGGGCCGGTGACTGGCACCCATTTCATGTTCGATGATGCAGTTCCGCGCGTGCCTTCGACTCCGAGACCGACGTAACTGTTTACGCTCATAAACGGCATTTTGAGTTCTCCTGCTTTCCGGGTGTCCTAGTTCCTACGCTGCCGGTGCTGGCGTTGTAGGGGCTTCTGGGGTCGTTTCAGGGGCTTCTGCTGGTGCTGCGACTGGGGTAGGAGCAGGAGCCGGTGTTGCCTTTGCTGCGACTGGGACGAGAAGGTCGATCTGTGGGTCAGTGTCGAGTGTCACCACGTCGCCGGGGTTGCAGACAAGGGTCGAGCCGTCTTCGGCTGGCAACGTCGGGAAGACCAGCGTCTCCGAACCTGTGAAAGTGAACTGCGGCATTTTGACTCCTATGCGTCGACTATCTCGACAACCTTCGTCCTTACGGTAGCGTAGACCTGCGTCGCTTGGCCGCTAGCCCGAAGGGTTCGAGGGTAGAGTGCCTGCACCTCGATGTCGGTCGCTCCGGGGTAGCCACCTTCTCCCCACTGGAAGATGTAGCCGGTGCTCGCGTAGGGGCCGGTCGAGTCTGCCGAGGTTCCGGCTGTGCGATCTGCTCGGATGTATTCGACGAGCGCATCGAGGAAGGTGTCAGAGTCAGCGCCTGCATCCTCTGATTTGACCGCCATCGAGCGGATAAAGCAGTCGAGCACTACGTCGTATTCGACAACCTTGCGTCCGTTCGTCGGACCTCCGAGTGCTGCTCGACGTTCCTCCTGGCGTCCGATGTAGATAAAGATCACTGCGCCAGTCGAGTGACCGGGGTCTTGACCGTCGAAGAACTCGCCTTCTGGCGTGAACTTGGCAGGGTGCGGATAGACGTTGCCGAGGAATGGCAGGTTCGATTGCGCTGGTGAAAGGTACGAGGTGACGGCCTCGCGTATCGTGGCCCGGCTCATTGCTCAGCCCTGACAACGAGAAAGAGTCCGCCGAAGACGAGCGCAAGCCCGAGCCATGCGTCCCACGTCACGCACGGCCCCAGACTTGGATGAAGGCGTGCAGCAACTCTTCCGCACGCATAAGGTCGTCGCCTGAGGTGTCACCCTTGCCAACGCTGACCGGCTCGCCGGTCTCAGCGATAACGAGACCTCCTTCCCCGCGCTGCTTGATCGCTGCGACGGTGAGGTGGATGATTGCCTGCTTGACCGATGCTGGAAGGGTCGAGACGTTGACGCCTGCGGAGTGAGCGTGGAGAACGCCAGAGACGAGAGGAATCGTCGTGCCGCCGGTGTAGGTCGAGGCGACTGTCACGTTCTCAGTCGTAGCGCCGTCCCAGATCGTGAAGTTCGAGCCTGCATAGAGTCCGAGTCCAGAAGGAACGGTGATCGAGGTGGCGCCGGTAGCGATGGAGGTCGAGAGGAACTGATTGAACCAGCCGTTCACGTAGGAGTACGTGACGAACTGTTGCTGATTCGTCTGCATGAAGCCACCGAAGTCGAGCGGCCCATTCGAGGTCGTGGTGATCGGCCCAGTTGCCATGACGAACTGGCGATCCTCGATCCAGCAATTCTGAGATGAGACCGTAACGGATGTCTGACCGGCTGGCAAGGTTCCGACTGCGAAGGAGTCGACTTCGAGGATGGGGAAGAAGGCAGGGTGGATCACGTACATTCCCTGACGGTTCGGACGATAGCGACCCTGCTCGGTGTTCGAGGTGGCGCAGAGTGTTCCGAACGGCCCGAGGCAGTAGTTGTCGGCCTCAGCCGATGCCATTGCGATCAGTTCAGAGAGCGCCGCTTCCTGAGCTGCGTAGCCGCCGTCTGGGACGAGGTTCGTGATGTCGACCGTTGCGCCGATAGGTGAACGCTTGAACTCGGTCGTGGTGATGTAGGGCTGACGGTTCAGGTAGGAGAGGTTCTGTGGGTTTACTGATGAAGTCGTCATCGTTTCTCAGCCTTTAGTTTGGTGCCGTCGCAGCGCCCGCAGTGATCTTTGAAGAGAGCGATGAAGCCGCAGGACTGGCACTCGTAGCCTTTGCCGTTCATCTTGACGCCGACGACTGCAAAGTCCCCGGTCTTGCGCATGAGTTTCGCGACGTGGGGATTGTCGACGTGGAACGTGCCGTCCTTGTGTCGAGCAATGACAGAGTCGCCGATCCCGACCTCTTTAGCACCATCTTCCGGGCCAACTAGACGAGGCATGAATCGACGACTCCTATCGTTGCTTGATCTTTCGAGGGGTCAACCGGATGGAACTCATTCTGGGGAGACAACCGCGCGAAGGGCAGCGGGCGAGTCCCATCCGGTCAACGACTCTAGGTTATCCCTTACTGGATACCCGTGATGGCACCCGACCATGCTGGCGCACGGTGGAGCATCGTGCCGTATTGGTACGAGCTGATGTCGTATGACATTTGGATCGTCGGCCATTCGATGATCTGCATGTCGACAACGTTCGCAACCTGCGTAGTCTCGGCGACGCCACTGTCCGGGAAGGGCAGTTGCTTCGACCAGACCAGCGCAACACCGGCTGGCATGTAAGGGTGAGCGATTACATCGACCATGCGGCCTGTGTATTCGTTCGCAATAGCGGAGACGACCGAACCGATGGTCACGCCGTCAGAACCTGCTTCGAGGTTCAGGCGGTAGCCGGTTGGGTTGCCTTGCTGCTGGATGCTCTTAGCCAGTTCACGACGAATCGCACCTGTGGTCAGGATGACCTCTGGGTCGGCGATCACGCTGGAGTAAAG